GTGAGAGGCAAAGCACCATGAGCGCGCCAAAGGGCAACCAGTTCTGGAAAGCGCGCAGCACCCACGGGCGCAAGCCGATCTTCCCTGATGCGGAGACGCTATGGGAAGCCTGCACCGAGTATTTCGAGTGGGTCGAATCCAACCCGTTGTGGGAAGACAAGGTGATGTCCTATCAGGGCGTCAACACGCACGAACCCGTTGCCAAGATGCGCGCAATGACCATCACCGGTCTATGCACGTTCCTCGATATCAGCTTCCAAGCGTGGACAGAGTATCGAACCCGAGAAGGTTTTAGTGAAATCGCAACGCGCGTGGACCAAATCATCCGCGATCAGAAGTTCGCTGGTGCGGCTGCTGACCTGCTCAATGCCAACATCATCGCCCGCGATCTAGGGTTGGCTGAGAAGCAGGAGCACACCGGCAAGGACGGCGGGGCAATCCAGACCGAAAGCCTGTCCGACCTCGAAGCAGCGAAGCGCATTGCCTTCCTGCTGACCAAGGCGTCTGTTTCCGGTGCTGGATGACATCCTCGCACGCCTGACCTCCTCGGAAGCTGGCGTCAAGAAGCAGATCAAGGCGGACGCGCTTGCGGCCACGGCCCGCATGAAGTGGATGCCTAACCCCGGGCCTCAGACGGACGCCTATTTCAGCGAGGCGGATTGCCTCCTGTATGGCGGTGAGCCTGGCGGAGGCAAGAGCCAGCTCATCCTCGGACTGGCATTCAATGAGCACAAGCGTTCGCTCATCATGCGGCGCGAGTATGGCGATCTGGACCGCATCATTGAAGACGCGCTGAAGATCCACGGTGGCCGGGATGGGTTCAACGGCTCGCCCCCACCGCGACTGCGCATTTCGGAAGAGCAGGTTATCAACTTCCGCGCCGCTCATCGAGTAGGCGACGAACAAGGGACAATGGGTCAGGGCCGGGATCTTCTCGGCATTGACGAAGCGACGCACTTCGCGGAATCGCAAATCCGCTTCCTCATGGGCTGGGTGCGAACCGACATTCCGGGGCAGCGTTGCCGCACGGTGCTGGCGACCAATCCTCCGCTGAGCGCAGAGGGGTTGTGGGTCAACAAGATGTTCGCCCCGTGGCTGGACCCGAACTATCCCGATCCGGCCAAGCCCGGCGAATTGCGGTGGGTAATTTCGGACGAAGACGGAAAGGACTTTTGGGTCAGTGGCCCCGATGAGGTTGTCGAGGTCAATGGGAAGCAGATCAGGCCAACGTCGCGAACCTATATCCCGGCTGCGGTCAAGGACAATCCATATTACGCCTCGACAGACTATGAACGGCAGCTCGACGCGCTATCGGAGCCGTGGCGCTCGCTGCTCATGGGCGGGTTCCAGACATCGTTCAAGGACCACACCTATCAGGTGATCCCGACGAACTGGGTCAGGGACGCAATGGCGCGGTGGCAGACAAAGCCACCGGAAGGCGTGGGCATGTCGGCGCTTGGTATTGATCCGGCGCTTGGTGGGGAAGATTCCACGGTGTTCGCTCGGCGCCACGGGCACTGGTATGACGAACTGATCAGCGTTCCCGGCAAGGAAACGACGGACCCTATCGAGACGGCCGGACATGCAATCGCCCTGATGCGTGACAACTGCACGCTGGTTGTCGACGTGATCGGCATCGGGTCGGGCTGCTACTCGCATCTAAAGCAGCATGTAAGCGCCGTCGATATCGTCGGGCTGAACGTTGCGACAGCATCATCGAAGCGGTCGAAGGACGGCAAATTCACCTTCGCCAACAGGCGATCCGAGTTGTGGTGGAAGTTCCGAGAGGCTTTGGAACCTAACCTGGGCGAGCCAATCGCGCTCCCAAACGATCAGGAATTGCTCGCCGACCTCACGGCCCCTGCCTTCAAGCTGACAAAGGCTGGCATCGTCATCGAGAGCAAGGACGACATCCGCAAGCGGTTGGGCCGGTCCACGGACAAGGCAGACGCTGTGATCATGGCGTGGGCTTACGGCGAGGACGCGGTAACGGCCCGCATTAGAGTGGCACGCAATCCGACCGGGGCGCCAAGGGTGAATTTGGGCTACACGTCACAGAAAGCTAGGCGCGGACGTTGATGGGGGTAGATAGAGCGCGGTCCAAGTCCCAACCGCGTTCTATGCGCCGCATCAGCGTATTGACGTGAACTCCCGCTTCATAGGCGAGCTTCGCGGCTGGGACTAGTTCGCCATTTCGTTCAACCATTCGGGTGTGTCGCTGGTTCCACTGCTGTTCTCGTGCTGTTGCCCATCGAACGTTCCCCGGCTCGTAGTTGCCGTTAACATCGATCCGATCAAGCGAATGTTTTGGCGTCGGCTTGGGGCCTACGTCTGTCAAGAAACGGGGGAAGTCATTCACCCAATCGGGGCTAACGGATATGCCTCTGCCGCCGTAGTTTGCATAGTTGTCGATGTCCGGGTCTAGGCACCGTTGGCGCATACGTATCCACGCTTGGTATTCGGGGGTTTTTGACTCCCCGTGGGTAGTCTTCCGCAGGCTCGTCAACTCCTTTTGAGCGCAGCCGCACGAAGTCACATGGCCTGAGCCGAGATTGCCGCGCTGGACGGAATGACTTGTCCCGCAATCACAGTGGCACAGCCAAACAGACTGCGACCCTTGCATGTGAGAGAACTTTACGGCGGTTAGCCTTCCAAATCGAAGGCCTGATATATCTTTCGGAAGCTTCATCTGTGGTCCCTTTTTGCTATTGAAATCATAGCAGTAAAGGCTACGCACCGCAACATGAAACATGAAACGCAGGAGACACTGATGGGCGCTTTGTTCGGGAAGCCTAAGCCTCCCAAGGTTGTCCGCATGCCGGACGCGAACGATCCTGCAATCCTCCAGTCGGAAGAGCGCAAGCGTCGTGAGATCGCATCTCGTTCGGGGCGTTCCTCGACCATGCTGAGCCGTGGCGGTGGTGGCGTGCCTCGTGGCAGCGGTGGTGGCAATGGGCGTGGTGGCGGCGGTGGTGGAGACGCGGGCACGCGGAGCTATTCCAACTCGCTGCTCGGATCGGCTGGCTGATCCTGATGGATTCGCGTCTAAAGCCGCTCAGCGGCCGGCAAAGAGTGCGACCAATCCGCCGCGTTGGTGAAGTCGCCTATGTGCCCCTCACTCAGGGGTATGAGGCGATTATCGATGCAGCCGATATTGAGAAGGTTACTGGTCGCAATTGGTATGCCATCCGAGAGCGCCGCTCTGGGCGCGTTTCTGCGGCAACGTCGGACGTGGCGGATGGGAAAAAGCAGACGATCTACATGCACCGAGTGATCCTGCCCGCTGGTGATCTGATGGTTGACCACGCTAGCGGTGATGCATTGGACAACCGCCGCGCCAATCTGCGAGCCGCGACCCCATCGCAGAATACAGCCAACTGCCACTCCCCGATCAAGAATAAAAGCGGGATGAAAGGGGTTTGGTATGACGCGAAGCGGGGGGTGTTCGCTGTGCACATTGGAGTGCGCGGGAAGAGAAAGCATCTCGGCCGCTACAAAAGCGCAGGCGAAGCGGCAAACGCTTATGACTTCGCCGCCATCAAGTTTTTTGGCGAATTTGCCAAAGTAAACCAGGCTCTATCACATGGACAGTAGGGCTCGTGAACTCGTCAAGATCGGAGATGGCCTCTTCACCAAGAAGCGCCCGCACGACGAGACGAACCAGGAGATTGCCGAGAACTTCTACCCGCTGAGGGCTGACTTCACGTCGCCGTTCTCGCTGGGGGAGGATTTCTCGGGCGATCTGATGGAATCGTTCCCGGTGCAGGCGCGTGAGACGCTGGGCAATGCGCCGTCGTCCATGCTGCGCACCGGCCAGTGGTTCAACGTCCGCACGGGCTTCGAGGAGATAGACGAGACGCCGGCCAACGCACAATGGCTGGAAGGGGCAACGTCGCGCTTCAAGCGGCTGATCTATGATCGCAGGGCCAACTTCACGCGGGCCACGGGCGAAGTCGATCATGACTACGTAACGTTCGGCGGCGGTGTCGTGTCTGTCGGGGAAAGTTCCGGCCGCGATCATTTCCTGTTCCGCTCGTGGCATCCCCGCGATTGTGTGTGGATGGAGAACTCTGACTGCAAGATCGACCATTTGCAGCGGTTCATGCCGACCACGGCGCGCAACATCATGGCTAACCCGGTGTGGGCCAAGAACGCGCATCGGGACATCGTTGAAGCGGCAAAGACGGAGCCGACGAAGGAATTCAAGGTCCGCCATGTCGTGCTGCCAGCCGACGAGATGTATGGCGACGACAAGGCCCGGCGCCGCCGTCTCATGGCGAACGGGATGCAGTTCGTCTCGCTCTATATCGACTGCGAGCATGAGGAAATCCTGGGCGAGGGCGCCCTTCCGGTGTTCTGCTACGTGACGCCCCGCTGGCGCACGATCAGCAATTACCAATATGGCTTCTCCCCGGCTGCGATCACGGCACTGCCTGACGGGCGTATGATTCAGTCGATGGCGCGCATTCTGCTGGAGCAGGGCGAAAAGGCCGTTGATCCGCCGACCATTGGCAAGGGCGATATCTTCCGCGATGAAATCAACCTCTACGCGGGCGGGCATACCCATGTCGATCTGGAGGATTCGGACGACATCCGCAAGGTGTTCCAGACCGTCGACCAGGGCGGCAATCTCGGCCTTGGCTTGGAGATGAAGCAGGACGTTCGGTTGCTCATTGCCGAGAGCTTCCTGCTGAACAAGCTGATGCTGCCCTCGGCAAGGGAAATGACGGCATTCGAGACACAGGCCCGGCTTGATGAGTTCCGCCGCGCCGCGCTGCCGTTCTTCGGCCCGCTCGAGAGTGAGTATCACCTTCCGTTGCT